GGTTGGACTGCTCGGCCATGATGCGCGATAGGGTCTGGCGGGCCAGATCGCCCTCGAGGGCCTGCAAGGAGTTCCCTGAGACCCCTGAGGACCCTGCGGATACCTGGGTGTCCCCGCGAGCCTGGGCGCCCTGCCGGAGGACGTTCTGGAGCACCTGAGCGGCTTGCTCTGTGTTCTGGGCCTCCATCTTGTTCAGGAGACCGAACTGGTGGATGGAGTCGTCCATCGCAGCCTTGGAGACTGCCGCGCGTTGCCTGGTGAGATACCGTGCTTGCTTCTTGTTGTTTCTGAGCGATGAACCAAGCTGGAATAAACCACCCAGGGCTTGCAAGGGCATCGCGACTGCGGCTGCTGCTACCATTAGAGTCCTCTGGACATGAGACGGAAGGGGGTTCCTGTGCGGTCGGAGCGGGCCACTGAGTGGAATCCGCTACGGACAAGCCAACGGACGAGTCCGTAGTTATCGGCAAGCACCGTACAGGTGATAGAGGTGTAGACCTTGTCGAGTGCCGGGAGGATCTCCCTGCGGAATCGACGGGTCAGTTCGGGGAGGTGTTCTTCAAACAACTCGTCCGTGGACATCAGCCAAACGAAGCCGTGCCCTGTGGGTCGGTCGTGGCAACCGTGCCCCAAGATGCCGACCATGCGCCCCTCACTGTCACAGATGGTGAGCGCATGGTCTGAGTCCTCGATTGAGTCCCGCACGGCTTCCTGCCGCTTGGAGCTCCCATTCTCATAGGCCGCGTCGATCCACTTTTGATCGTTGAGGCAAAGTCTGGGGGCAAGCGTGTAGGCGTGGTCCGGGTGGGCTTTCTCGAGTCTGAGCATCAGTATTTGGAGTTGTGGCGCAGCGCCCAGCCCCCAGAGACGAGGGTGGACGGCAGCGCAGTTGGGTTGGATAGAGTGATGATGAATTCATCATTCGATGCGTGGATGGGGATCTGCCACTCGCGTGTCGCCAGGGGCGACGGAGAGACTTCACCGACATCCATCCGGTCGGCAAGGAACTCGTCGGTCGAGGTCCCGTAGCCAACGCAGGTGACAGCCGCAGTCAGGTAGCCCGTGTCCGCGAGTGACAGAGTCAAGTCACGGACGAGGGTGTTACCACCCAGGGCAGCGGTCATGCCCGACTGGGTCTGCCGCATAGCCATAGGCTGGCTCATGGTGATCTCGCAGTCATACGGGATCCCGATGAGCACCGGCTGGCCGCTTAGGTCCCCTGAGACACCCACGGTGCCCGCAGAGGCGTCCTGGGTGGAGACCCCGATGGGTCCCCCATACTCGAGGGATCCCCCTTGGTCCACGGTTACCAGCAGGGTGTCGTCGTCATGGAAAGCGAAGGGCACCGCGTAGGTCGTAGTGTCCGTGGTGATGTCATAGGACCCTGAGGCCACTGGGACCTGACGGTCTGAGCGGACCTTGAAGGCGGTCGTCACATCACCCCGCCCGGCACCGATGTTGATCTTCTCCAGGAAGGTCCGTGTGCCGTCGTGTGCCACTCTGTCCACCAAGAGGTACACAGAGTCATGAATCGTCACTGCGTCCAACAGGGAGCCTCCTGGGAGGTCCCAGCGGCCCCATGCGGACATGAGGGACTCCCGACCGGCACGGAGGTACTGGTACAGGTAGATCTCGCCGTCTTCCGTAAGGGCAAGGAGGTCGTTCCCGCCCGAGCTCGTGAGGAGCTTACGGAGGGTCGTCGGCAGGAGCCTGGGCGTGGACATGGTGATGTCGCCAGCCTGGAGGTCCCCGTCGTAGTCGCCTGGGAGGATCTCACGGACCTGCATATTCTCCCCGGTCTTGTATGGGGAGAACAGTGAGGCCCCTTGAGCCGCCGGGGGGATCAGAGCACTCGAGCGGTAGCGCCCGGTGATCTTCGCGGACACCGAGGCAGGCGTCAGAGCTCCACCGGAGCCGTCGATCTCAGCCTGGGCATCCTCAGAGAAGACGTACAGGGACTTATCGAAAGGCACCGCGTGGTAGATCGTGTTCCCCTGGAGGGCCGAGAGGGCTACGTCGATGGGGTCCGACGCGGGCACCGAGAGTACCGTGGTGCGCCAGAAGTTCTCGATCTCCCCAGACTCGGACATGATGAGCCCCGAGCCCGAGGCGAACCCGAGGCGGTCCTCGTGGTAGAACACATCGAAGATGCGACCGCCCACAAAGGAAGGCTCCGGGTTGGTGAGGTTGTCGCCGGCAGGGCGCTGGCCCCAGCCCACGGCCTCGAAGACCCAGGAGCCGTCTGGGTTCCTACGGAGCCTGTGGGGCATCGTGGTGCTGTCTAGGCCACCCGTGGTCTGCCCGGGCTCCGTGGTCTCACGCCATGCGCCGATCCCGAAGAGGTCCGCGCTGTAGCTGAAGAAGGCGTCCTCGTTGCTGTCCGTGTCGTCCCGCCACTCGGTCGTAGCAAACTGAACATAGTAGTCGTCGTCGCTCGTCGTGGGAGATCCTGTGATGCGTACGACGGCCCCCTGCTTGAAGTAAATCGGCAGGTGCGTGATGGCATCCATCTCGTCCGTCCATGCGTACCCCATGTCCTCCACGGGGGTCCCAGGGGTCGCGAGGTCTTCGACCACGAGATCCACGGTAGGCAGCGGGATGTTGTTCGTGGAGAAATGGAAAGCCGAGGAGGGGACGTAGTCCGGGGAAGGCCCCCACATCTCGTCACCCTCAACGTGCTGAAGGTCGGCTTTCACCGCAGCCGCGAGCTGCCTCGCAACGTACTGCGGGGTGAGCTGGGTCTGGTTAGCCTTGGCACCGTTGTTGCCGAAGAAGTACCACTCCCCTGCGACCACGTTGGGGTCCGTGGGGTCCAGGTAGACCGCCTGGAAGTCCACATCGAAGTGGGCGGGGGTCACGGTGGTGAGGTTGGCGTGCGAGTGGTCCGAGTTCCAAGTGGCTGCGGTGGGCTGACCCTCTGAGGGCTCGGCCTGCATCGCAAGGCAGTGGACGTTATCGTTGGGGATGGTCACCTGGCCGATCAGGACCCGTGCGCGGTCGATGGCCCCCACCACCACTTCACCGATGTCGTTAGCCACTACGGAGGCTTGCATACCACGGATGAGGACCGGCTCTGTGCCGTTCGCCTGGGCGGCGTTGATCCTGTAGGGCTGCGCGAAGCCCGCCCCCTGTGTGCCGCTGTAGCCACGGGACACATAGTTGGCCGAGTCCACCTGTGTCGTCACCGTGACCGTCGTGGCGTTGTAGGTCAGCGAGTATTCGTGGTTGTAGTTAGTCCGCTGGATGAAGACACCCGCGTCCCCCGGCTGGCGCCAAGGGGCGTACCCACGACCCAATGTGCCCTCTACGACCTTGCCGGTGTTGGCAACGTACAGGGTGTCCGCGACCTGCTGGAAGCGGAGGCTGTTGTGGGTCGCCCCGCTCAGGTAAGCCCGCGTTCCGAGGGTGGAGCTCACGGACTTCTCCGTGCCGTCCACGCTGAATACGCGAACGTACTCGTCGTCGAACATGGCGATGAAGTGGTCGTCGTCACGGGGCATAGCCACCGCTCGGATCTTCGAGGCGTCCAGGGGTCCGAAAGGGTGAGCGATCTCCGCTATGTGCTCCGAGGGATACCGCTTGGTCGCCCCCTCGCTCGGGAGGTGCTCGATGTTTAGACAGTCATCGACAAGGTTGCTCTTGCGGAGAGCCTTGGACTGCTGGGAGATGCCGCCGAGGAAGGCGGGGACTGACTGGCGGTAGGTCATAGGTCAATAGCGCGGGTACTTGGGACCGCCCGGGACGTAGGAGGATCCACGGAGGTGCGGGAGGTACGGGTCGTTGAGCGCAGAGTGCATCCCGGTCTCGGCCTCTCGTTGGTCGAGGGCTAGGCGGGCTTCTTTCTCCTCGAGGTACAGGCTCTGACGGGTCTCGTCTGCGCCAACATACTGCTCGTAGGTTTTTCGAGCTGCCTTCTGGGCAATGTAGTTCTGCGCCTCGAACGGGAGGTCATCCCAGGCGTGGAGGAACTGCGCGGTGCCGGAGACGGCGCTCGTGAAGGTGTATGACTGCTTCTTGCGGTCGAAGAGACGACCACCGCGCTGCTCGATCCAGGGGTGCGTATGCACCGTGAAGCGGGTCATGGTGTCCGGGTAGGTGATCTCACCCGACTCGGAGTCCAGCGCGAGTGTGTACTCTTGGACGGTCGTGAAGTCCCAACCGCGAGATTGAACCTGCCGGGAGGTCTCCCGTAGCATATTCAGCGCGATCTGGGTGTTCTTTGAAGTGGAGCCCTCAATCGTGGAAACCGGGGCTAGACCTTGTGCAGCGAGGATCTGGTTGACCGCCGCGAGTTCGTTGAGAGTGCTCATAAGTGGTAAAGGGTGACGCCCCCACCTCCCGAAGGAAGCAGGGGCGTCGGGTTGACTGAATCAGTCGGATCAGATAGCCGAGTCTTCGATCACGGCGAGGCACTCGGGGCGCAGAACGCCGTGCCCACAGGTGACCTTGGAGACGAGGAGGGTGCCCTGACGTTCGACCTGGTAGTCGGTTTCCGTCTGGACGTTCTCACGCATCACGGTGCCCATCGCGTCACGGTGCATGGCGAGAGCAACGGTCTGGGTGAAGTCACCCGTGTAGTCGTTGCGGACGCCCGGCTCAGCGGCGGAGAGGTCGGTGTCGGGGAGGAAGTTCGACCACGAGATCTCGAAGCCGTAGCCTCGCAGGATCGAGCCGCTCGCCTGTGAACCGTTCCCGGCGTTGCCGAAGTCGGTGTTGAGGAGGCTGCCTTCACGCTGCAGAGCGTAGTACTGCTCGGGGCGGACGAAGAAGCAGAGGCCGTCCATCGGGACATCCTTCTGAGCGAAGTTCGAGGCCGCATCGACCATCGAGTCGATCAGCTTGCCAACGCTGGTGGCGTCGGTGCCGGAGACGCCAGCTTTCGCGATGCGAGCGCCTTTGGTCTTGTCGGCGTTCATCGGCGTGGCGAAGTCGCTGACACCGGCCTGAGCCGAAGCGCAGGCGAGCTGGAACAGGTGCTTGTCCATCTTACGCGCGAGCGCAGCACCAAGCTGGTAGCTGTACTCGGAGCGCGTCTCGAAGTGACGAAGCATCTCCTGGAAGTTGTCCAGGAAGATGGAGCTCAGGAGAATGTTGTCCACGGTGATCGTGGTGTCCGTGTGCTCGATGTCGCTCAGGTAGCCTTTGGTGTCGTCAAGGAGCGACTCGCCACGGGTGTGGTACGCAGTCGTCGCTTGACCGATCTTCGGCCACTGGAAGTCCTTACCAGCGCCGACCGGGATAACCCGGTGGCGGTTCATCATCGTGAGCTTGTCACGGAAGACGTTGAGGACCTCACCAGAGAACATGGTGAGCAGGAGGGAATCATCATCACCAGTCAGTTGACGCTGGCCGGGGAGAATGATGTCAGTCGCGGAGGGGTATGCCATTGTAGCAAGGAGTCAAATAGAAGAGGAGGGTAACGAGTTGCTGTTCTAGGACTAGAGCGTCTCCGGTTTATCCGCCCTGGGGCGGGCCGTTGCCATTGTCCTCCTCAGCAGACCACAACCGGCACTCCGTCGAGCGCGTACAGTTGCAGTGGAAGGTAGACCCCCCGGTTTCACCCGAGGGGTCGCCTAGTTTCCTAGGGCTTGAATTGGCTCTCTTTGCGAGCCTTGACACCCTTGCGGGCGACCTGGAGCCCACCGAGGGCTCCTGCGCCGAAGAGCGCATACATGAGGAGGTCGATGATCGACCGGGCCTCCTCACCAGCAATGAGAGAGCGGCGCTCAGCAGCGGCCTCACGGGCCTCACGGTCGCGCTCATAGATCTCGTCGCGGGCAGCAACCCATTCGGCGGGTGTCACTTCACCAGACTTGAGGGCCGCATCGGTCTCCTCGAGTTGGGTGTCGCGGGCGTTGGAGATGGCTGTGAGCTCCTCCTCAAGTCCCTCGGTGGCGAGGCACGATACGAGGATAAGCGGAGCCAGTAGCAGGGCTAGTTTCTTCATCACATTTGGGCCAAACGTCGGGCCACTTCTTCGCGGTACGCGGGGTCGGTCTTGTAACGGGGGTCGGCAATGGCCTCCTGGAACTGCGCCTTAGACGCAAAGGGGACCGTGCCGGGGTTCTGGGAGCCGCTGCCAGCCGCATAGCTGGTGGCCCCCGACTGCTGGACGAGGCCACGGATGATCGCAGCCTGGGTGTCCACGGAGGCCGTGGCGAGGTCAGCGTTGATGGAGTCCACCTGGGCTTCAGTCATATTGCTCTGAGCCCAGGCGAACGCCTGGTCAACCACCTCCTGTCCACCAACTGCCTCAAAGACTTGACCGCGAGCGAGCTCCCTACGAGCGTTGATACCGTCGATGGCGAGCTCCACGGTGGCCCGGTCAATCCCTCGGCTCTCCAACTGCGCGAAGCGGTCGTCGGAGATGCCGTCGCCCTGTGACTCCGCGTAGAGGTCCATAAGGGACCCCTCGGACATCACAGGATCCTGCGCCACCGGGGCCTCAATCTTGAGGTCGCCGCTGAGAGCAGGAGCGGTCGGGATCTGGGCGGTCTGCGGCACGGCTTCAACCGCCGGAGCAGCCTCACCAGTCGCGAACGCATTGAGCATCTGTTGGGGGCTTTCAAAGCGCCCGAGGATCTTGCCATCTTGGATGTACTCGCTGGGGATTTCCATGCCCACGCTCTCGGCGGGCTTCGCGGTGTTGTCTTGGTCAGTCATTGTTTTCGCCTATCAGGGATTCGGGGTGAAGCCAACGACAAGGGCGTCGGAGGCGAGGAGGTCACGGTACTCGGAGGCGATGAGGCTTCCAAGCTGCGCCGTGCCGCGCGGGGTCGTGTGGACATTGTCCGTGTCAACCAGTTCGACACCACGGGGCTCCACGATGACCGTGGAAACCTCGCCGCGAGCAGCCTGCGTAAGGTCGTCGCGGACCTTAGCCACGTTGACGCCAGGGTAGGCTGCGTTCGGGGTCGTCATGGGCAGCACGGAGACCCAGGGGAGGGACTCGACGCTCAGGACTTCCTCGAACTTACGGCGGAGAGCCGTCGTGGTGACACCAGCGAGGTCCTCGAGACCATAGGCACTGTGGGCGTTGACGCCTCCTGCGATGCAGATGGCCCCACAGAACACAGGGGTCCCCGTGATCGCAGCGACCGCCGGGGTGACGTAGTGGTCAAAGAAGAGCTCACCAGTGGAGCCGACCGTGCCGGGATCCCACGAAGCCGGGGCGTTCGCGAAAGGGGCCAACGCGGTCGAAGTCCGACCCATGTGGATGAACTTCGGGAGGACGATGTTGCCCGTGGGGTCCCTGAAGAGACCGTAGAGCTCCCGAGCGATACTCCAGACAGGTGAGCCGTTCTCGAGGTCCGCATAGGCCGCAGGTCCACCCGAGGTGATACCACCGATGCCAGCATGGATCTGCGCGAACGCAGCACCCACAGTGCTCTCGTCCGTGTAGCGGTCGGAGTTGTCGAAGTTCAGGCCACCGTCGCCGGTAGACATCCACTTGTCCCAGAAGCTGCCGTAGTTGATACGACCGTAGGCCGTGTCGGGGACACCGTTTCCAAGGTCATCCTTGAAGTCGGCGAAGGTTGAGCCAGGTGCGTGGCCGCAGGAGATCGAGTCTCCGAAGACGAAGAACACGGGCTCGAAGTTAGCCGGCAGGATGACGGCTTGCCCAGCGCCCACGCTGTTGAATCGCGGGGCACCATTGTTTACCCGCGTGTTCAGAACGATGTGAGTCATATCTGTGATAGTTTCAGGAAGCGCATACGCGCCGGGAAGGGTAGGTGAGACAGCCCGAGCATAGCCCAGGATTCCAGTGGCGGGAACTCCGGCCACATCGGAGCCCGAGGAGGCCGTGAGTACGTCCTGATCGGGAACATCGACCAGTTGGCCGGTGTCGGGGTTGTAGATTGCCCAGTCCCCCACTCCGGGGGCTTGGTCGATTGTGGCGGTCCAGGTCTGACCGGAGGCTTGGAGGGCTACTGGGAAGGGGCTGGAGGCCCCGCCGACGTTCCCTGAGCCCGTAAAGACACGCGCCGGGTCGGTGTAGTTGCCCGCGAAGACGGCGCTAGTTCCTGCATGGACGTGGTTGACGATCTCTGCGTTGAACGTGTTGGCCGTGGAGCCGCCCACAAAGAACGACCATTGCCCGTTGGCGACTGTCGTACAGTTCAACAGTTTCACGTAGGTAGAGCCGCCGTAGGTAGACAACTGCCACACGCGCTGGGACGCCACGCCCGTTGTGCCGTACCCAACACAGTTCTCGTACACGGTGGGGTGTAGCGCGGAGCCGCTGGAGTCCAAGTCGAAGACAAGGTTCGAGCCGGGGTTCTCCGCGAGGCAGTTGCGGTAAGTAACGCCTTCAGAGCTGGAGGATGCGACGTGCGTCCCTGACACGGGGTCCCGCAGGACAAGACCGTCCAGCACCGTAAACGAGTCGTTGGTTGTGGTAGGGCCGGAGATGTTGGCACCTGCGGAGAGGCTTCCACCATGCTCGCTGCCCGCAGCGGCCTTATAGGTGATGTTGCGCGTCGCGTCTGCCGTAAGGGCAGGCCCCGGATTATTGGAGTTGAAGGTGATGGTCTCGTTGTACGTACCAGCCTCCACAGAGAACACAATGGCCTCATTGCGCTGCACAAGGTCCGCATCGGTGGGCAAGGTGCTAACAGCAGCCTCAGCAGCCGTGAAGGTGGTGTAGTCACCACCCCCAGCTCCGTCGATGGACTTGGCGATAGTCCGCAGCGGCGCCACAAACGCACCGGGGTCCGCGTGGGTGTCCCTGATACGGTCCTCACCGTTGATGTCCGTCGCAGGGATTCCCGTGACTCCGCAGACGCCCACGGCATCGTTACCGGGGACGTTCAGCAGGGCGCCAGAGGCGGCGTCGTAGATTACCTGGGAGCCTGTGGAGGCCGCCAGGGGATCTGTGGAGAAGGTCCAGGTCTGACTGGAGGCTTGGAGGCCTGCCGGGAAGGGGTCACCGACCGCGCCGACGTTGTCGGAGCCCGTGATGGACAGGGTCCCGCTGCCCGCCACGGTGCCATAGCTCCCAGCAGTGCCCAGGCGCAGGTTGTTGGTCAGGGTTACGTCTGCGTCAAACGAGTTCGCACCCACCTCGAAACCTTTTCCGCTGCTGGTCCGTACAGTACAGTTCGTGACCTTCGCGAAGAGGGCGCGTTGAAGACCTAAAAGGCGACAAACAGGCGCAGTGTTGAGTCCACGAACCAGGCAGCTATCCACCAGGATCGGGCTAACGGCGGTTCCGCCCCCATAGAGGGTGAGAGGATATGCACCTGACACAAGGACGCAACGCTGCACGCGCGCGCCCTCA